TGAAGATGCTTTTAAAAAAGCAAAAGAGAAAAACATGCACTTAGGATATTCTAAAATCATGAATGATACAGAATTTGCAACTAGAATAATTGATGAGCCAGCAACTCATCAATTTTCTGCTAGGGCAATAGAGATTGGATCAAAATTGTTACGTGACAAATTGGATGATCCATTTGCTGATCATTTTTTGATATCTTCTCAGAAATCAAATATGAATAAGCCATTAGATGAGTTTGCAACCTTCAAATCATCATCAACATTGGACACATCAACTTATAAACCAGATAAAAATAGACAGAACCCAAGAAGAAGGTGTTTAGAGGGTGTTAATCAGTTGCTATCCGAAGGGTTGATGAGAAGTTACGATGTGGTTGACAAATATAAAGATGAAGACACTTTCTATCATGTTTTCAAAAAGAATCAGATTGGGGGTGTTAGAGAAATTCTCATATTACCAATTACCAATCGAATAAGGATCAATGTGCTAGAAACATTCTCACGAAATGTGTGTAAATTTGATAAGAGAGAGGTGTTAACACACGGAGTGACTAAGAATGAAAGCATAAAATCAGCCTTGTATTTATCAAAAAAATATGATAAGATTAGAGCCCCAATTCATTTGACATTCGATAAATCAAAGTGGGGTCCAAGTTTTGTTCCTATCCAGTTCATATATTTATACACACCATTTAGAAAAAAAATGGGAAATTTGTTTAACCTTTTCCTAGATGTGCTGATAAGGCATCAAAACAAATATTGTGTGTTGCCCGATAGACTCCTAAAAGCTTGGTATTTGGACGAATATAATAAATATCAACACAAATATCAGGGATTACAATCTTTGAAAGAAAAGTTTCTAAAAGACAAATCAATCATTTACAATAATGAATCCAATATGGGTCAAGGCATTTTACATTACACATCATCTCTATTACATCTCACTCTAGTCACTTTTAGAGACAAGTTGTACTCTATGTGGTGTGATGAGTTAAAACTCAATCCAACAGATCATGAGGATCTATTATCATCAGATGATTCTTACACCATCTTCTGTCCTGAGATTTCAAAAAGTGACACATCAACAGCTAAAGCAAAATTATTTATGTTCCTGAAGTGCCAACAAGTTTCTGAGTACTTATTCAACTGTAGGACATCAAAAGTGAAATCCAGCATAAATCCTCTAATTGGTGAATTCAATTCATTGTTCATCAGTAATATGACATTCATACCAACACTATTTAAATACTGTTTGGCATCAGTACATCCAGTTAACACTGATTCATTTTACAGAATGGTTAAAGAATGTTATAGCTCTGGTAGACAAATTGTTGAAAATGGTGGGGGTTTGGATCTGTACACATTATCTCACTGTCTCAACAAAAGATATTGTGAAGAAATCTATCACACTTACCCAAGTGGAGCTAATGATCCTGCACAATATGGATTGAGTGTTATTCCTTATCATATGGGCAGTTATCCAATTTTCAATCCAGCTTTAATGGTAGCTTTTGGACCTGAATTTTACAATTACCTGATATATAAGGAATACTGGCCAAAACTATCGGATCTGGAAAAAAAATTTTTCATGGTTTCTCACAAGATAATTAAAGGAGGTGTGATTGAAACTATGGCTGAGTTTGAGCAGGGAGACACAATATTGGGTGGACTATTAAGGATTGAAGCCCACACTGGCCCAATAAAACAATTAGAAAGAATTAGGGACACTGCATTAATGACAAGAGAGCAAGTTTCCGAAATGATCATCAAAGACCCAATGATTATTTTGAGAAAGCCCAAAACAGTAGAAGAAACAATATTTAAAGTGACTCACAAACTTTACACAACGGGATCAAAGGAAGCTTTAAAAAACATAGCAGCATCAATATACTATGGTAGAGTCTCAGCATCAGTGTCAGCTAATGCATACTTTATACCAAACGGTTCTGTTGAGAAGACCACATTTAGTAATTGTCTCAAATTATTATTGAATGAATCAACCCCTGATAAATTTGAAGAACATTTTCTTTTTTTATATCCAAAATCAGAAGATTACCAAATATTTGTTGGTAGAGATATTGAGCATATGAATCATCGCATACGTAATCCACTTGAAATACAAACAATACAGACACTTGTTACACACAAAATATACACCAAACTCACTCAGCCTGTACCTGATTTGTTATCATACAAATGGGGGTACAAAGAAACTCCAACTCATTTAGAAACTAAGGTATCAAGAGATTTTGATCTAATTAAAATGCATTATCCACTGATTCAAGATACCATAGAG